ACTATCTTTTAATATTTCGGATAATTGTTGTATAATTTGGAAATCTTGTTGTGTAAATTTATTACCATCTATTGTAACTAAGATTTCATTATTTTTTTCATTATCAAAAGGTTTTATTCTTTCATTTAAATTAAATGATGTGTTTGGTTGTTCTTTATCTAAATAATGTGTTGTTAACACTTGCATGTCATCTTTTATATAAATGGAATCACACCATGGTTCTAAGACTTCAAGTAAATTACTATTACATTTTTTAACTATAAAACCAATATTATATTTAGGGGGTATTATTGGTTTCATTAAGGGGTCATGTTTAATAAAATGCCCCCACTTACGAATGAATTCTCGTCCATTTTTGGTAGTAGTCTGTAACCATTCATTTGAATTTTGCCCTGCTGCACCCCCAGCATGTTTATTGAATCTACTACCTCTACTAGTAAAATGGTAAACTAAACCTTCCCATGTTTGTAATACTTTATAACCATTTAAAACAAAACGGTTAAATAAATCACTATCTTCTTTACTTTGAGGAGCAAATAATTCATCATGGCCTCCTATTGCTAAAAAATCTTCTTTATACATACACCAGGGTGCAAATATACCTTCAGTAACCAATTTACCATGTTTGGGTTGGTAGTCATTACCCACCCAGTTATTAAATTTATCCATATCAAAGTCTTCAACTTCAATACCAAAATCAACTAACATTTTTTCAGGACCATCTGGGTGTAGGGGTGGTTCGACTCGGGTTGCACTTACAACAGTTCCTTTCTTTAGATGTTTTAATATATGCTCATCTAAATTAGGGGCAGCTACCATGTCAGCATGAAATGCCATGATAATCTCGGTACGGGCCATTTCAATTCCTTTATCAAACATTCCTACAATACCAATTCTTTCTGGTCCTGGGTTTTGATGTACTATTAAGTCTTGGTCTTTTTGCCCTTCAATCCATTCTTGGGTACCATCTGTACTAGCATCGTTTAATACTAATATTTCATGTTTACCTTTTAAATTACGAATGGATTTGTATGCTAATTGTAGAAATTCTAAATTATTTCTACTAGGTATCACAAAGGTTATTTTTTTCATATTATTTATCTAATGTAATTATAGCTACCATTACCCAAGCATCTGATAGGTTTGTTGTTATATTTGATCCCCACTGATAAGGAACATCTGGGTAGTTAGTCTTGAGAGGTTCTTCTATAATACCAAATCCCCCTATATTACTATTGGGGTAATTTTTCCTTAAAACATCAACAAATTCTTGGGCACTATATTCATATAAATGTGTTCCTCCATTATAAACCCACTCTTCAGTTTTTCTTTTTGGGGTAGATATAATTATACGTTCAGATGTTACTTTTTTTAGCGATTGAAGATACTCATCTATCCTTTCAGGGGGGAGATGTTCAAATGTTTCAAGAGAAACACACACCTCAAATTCATCATCTTTAAAACTTTCTGTTAAATTAAATATATCGCAAACTTTAAATTGTGCCTTTGGGGATTTTAAAAGATTATTTGCATTCTCAATTGCTTTTTCATCTGTATCTATCCCAAATACACTATCTGCACCTAAAGATAGTAAAATTCCAGCCCCATATCCCTGTCCTGTAGCGGCATCTAATACTTTTTTTCCTTTGGTCCACGTATTTGCAAAAACATATCTATCAATAGAAGTAGAAGAGGCGGGATATTGGAATCTATCAAAATCGGCTATTGCTGTGTTGTCCGATGTTTTAATTTTTAAGTTGGGGTCTGTGTTCATATTTTTGTTTTTATATAATTTAATAATTCTCTTTGAGGATTCCAACCTAATATTTCATAGGCCTTAGTATCTGTATTTAGGGTATGTCTTGCTTCCCCAGGTTTTGGGTCTTTGTATATAGGGATTACATTCATCATTTCGGACACTTCATTAACTGATATATTTTTACCTCTACCTAATTCAAAATCATAACCATAATATTTACCTTCTGTGATTTTCACTAGGGCTTCTACAATATCTTCAACGTGGGTAAAATCTCTACGTTGTTCTCCATCACCATAAATTTCACATTTTATTCCGTTTTTTATGTTATTTAACCAACGGCCTATTAAAGTAGTATAACCCCCTTCGGTTAATTGGTAAGGGCCATATACATTATAAAAGCGTGTAATCGTGGCTTCTAACCCAAAGTGAGTTTGGTATAGTTTAATAATATCTTCTCCCAAATCTTTTGAAAAGGTATAGGGATTTTTATATCTCCCACTATGTTTTGATGATGAACCCGCATATATTAAGGGTGTATTATTTTTAATACAATATTTTACAACTTCATAAGTCCCATCAAAATTAACATCAATATACTCTTCAGGTCTAGAAAATGAGGGTTGGATTCTGGCTATTGCTGCCATATGATACACAACATCTATGTTCTTCATAAACCTACCATCATATGCTGTTATATTATGAATAGAATTAGTATAATAAGTACACCCATCAATGTGGTTTTTTCTTAGCCCTGTTGAATAATTATCGAGTGAAATAACCTCATGTCCCTTATTTAATAAATGTTTTATTAAATTTGACCCAATAAATCCAGCACCTCCTGTTACTAATATTTTCATAACTTTTGTTTTTATCTAATATACGAATTTTTTATTTACAAATCAAGAGTTTTTAAAAAATTATCTTTATTATAGATGCTTTTATACAATTCTTTAGATTTATCTGATATATCTTTATAGAATATATTATCGGTTTTAAGTAATTTTAATTTATTAAATGCTGATTCATAATCAAGATAATCCACTGATAGTTCAGGGAATATATTTTTTTGGGTATCTGCTCTATTATCACCTACACATGGAATTCCTAAATACCCCAAATTCATTGGGAATGTAGCAGCCCCAATAGCATCCACCATAAACATACCATATTTGTACTTTGATAGATTATGAATCCATTCAAGCCACATCATATATTGTAAGTAAGAACCACCAAACATATTTATGTAATCATATGAATCACTCGGCATTCTTGAACTTCCCATAGGTGGTACTTCAAATGGTATTTCAAGATTCCTTAATAGGGTAGAACTATTAAACCCAAGATATTCACCCATCATAGGACCTGCGATAATTGCGGTTTCTGTTTTTTCTAAAAACTTATTAGGATCTATAATAGAATCATCCATAACAGGTAATATAATATGAACAGGAACATTTGGATAAATTCCCCTTAAATACTTCACATCATACTCATTTTGAGTATAGATTCGGTCACTATTATAAAATTGATTATAAATCCAAATTTGAGTTTTTACATCAAATTGAGACCACCAAGTAGTCTCACCCTCCTGAATACAATAAACTTTATCAAACTTTGTCTGTAGATTAGATACAACATCTGAATTTATTTTAAATAATATATCCACTGCCTCTTTACCTTTTGGAATAACCAGCCAACAAATACCCCCATAGGTAGTATCAGATGTAAGTGTATTAAATATGTTTAAATGGTATGCTTCAAGATATTTAATCCATACCTCTAATGCTCTTAAATTTGTATGAGATTCTGGTATAAAACCTTCAAATCCTAATTCTGTACAAAAATAGTTTTTCATATGTTTTGAAGAGTTGTATAATAATTAGTAACTGTAGGGTGAAAGTAAGAAACCTTACAATCAAAAACCGATTCATCAAGATATTCAGCTCCACCACCACCACTTATATATTCCGTAGCATTAAAGTGTTTGCATATATCAGCCAATCGTTTAGAACTTGTAGATGTTAATGCAAGATTTGATGACCTAAACATTGGTGTTGTTATACCCAACAATTTCCTACAATATTCTACACTTGCTATATTGATATCAACAAGATGGGTGTAATTATATATTTCTGAAAAATCATTCTGAAAGTTTGTTTGTAATTTGTTTAAGATTACTTTTTTCCATTTTGGGTTTTCACTAACCATTACATCTTTAATTAACTTTGAATTTGCATGTTGTTCTAATTCCATTGTGAACCACTCATCAACTCCATTTTTATTCTTAAATTTGTTTCGGTTTTGAAAGTTGTTTTTTGTGTATTGAACATCATCTAATATTACAAATAGATCTGCGGATTCCATTTTTTGAAAAAACCCAATATAGGGGAAATGTTCGGGTTGATGTATTGTTATCTTCATACAAACAAATTTAAAACTTTATATTTTTCAACATGATGAACACCTTTTTTTGAACATTGAAAATCACTATGGAATGCTCGTAAAACATCTTCTCTAAAATAGTAACGATGGTTTTGGCTTTTAAACATCTTTAATGAATTTAATTTTAGTTCATACTCAGATTCAATATCAATATATAAATTTGGATTCCAAACATCTTGTGTACTTGGAGTGTAATATTGAATCAAACTAATATTTTTATTTCTAATTAACGCTGGTCCAAATCCTGAAATGAATCTATGTTCAAAGTGGGAATCGGTTTCATTTGGTAGGAAGATAGCATCGAAATTATGTTTGTTTATATACCGTTCTATTAAATTAATCCAATGTTCCTCTTCCAACTCTTTTACGAATTTATAAGGTGTAAATTCAAATTTAATATTATTAACTCCAGCAGTTTCCCATACATTTGAAACTTCTTCCAATCTATGGCGACCGGTTGTTTCATCACAATCACCTCCTTGAGAAACTTGAAATAAGTGAAATTGAGTATCAGAATACTTTATGATACTACCTAACATACTATATTCAACATCATCTGGGTGTGGGGATATGCAAAGAACTTTGTTAAAGTTTAATAATTTCATAAAGTATCGTAATAATTATTTTGTTTTACTTGCTTTTCTATAGTTTTAGGGTGATTTAAAGCCATTTCGGGTAAAGCAGGAAGTAAGGAGTAAGTTTTGTGTCCTTCTAAGACTTCATGGACTTTATTTTTCCATTTTATTTCGGGTTTGTTTTTCCATATACGCCACTGGTAGTCTGGCCAATTTATCTTACCTTCTCCATCTACATTCCACCCCCATTCTTGTATGTGTTTTTGGGTTAAACCTGAAACAGTATTAACTCTAGGGGTTAGGTAAACTTCATTATCCGGGTTTTTTTCAAATATAATAGGGAGGTTTTGTAATAATAGTTCATTAGGAATTTCATCGGCGTCAATTTGGAATATATAATCCCCAGTACAGTAACTAGTTAATTTATTTTTCCAATTAGCAAAATGACCATTAAATTCTAAACTTCTCCATGTCTGCACATTGGGTAACTTGTTAAATTTTAAAAGATAATTTAATACTTCAGGGTTTCCATTATTCTCATCATAAAGTAGTACAATTTCGTCCTGTTGTCTTTTATTGTTTAACAGAAATGGAACAAGTTTCTGTATTTCAAGAAACTCATTACATACTGTGATTGCATAACTTATTTTCATATTGTCCTATTCTGGTAATATGTTAATATATGAAAGAGCATCTATATAATCACGTTCCTTAAACGATTTCATTGTAGACATATCCATCTTATGGGTTTGACCTTCTACTTTAGCTTTTTCTCCTTCTTCTAAAGGTGTGGCTTTTACAGCGGACCAACCCCACTCTTCAGAATTTGACCCATTAGCAAAAATCATTCCCTTATCCGGGGTATTTATTGTATTCGGGACCCAAATAAGTTTTGTTTTTGGGTCCTCCCAAGCTAAGTCCTTATAAAGTTCAGGTAAAATTTCTATTTGTCTTTCATAGAATTCTGAGTCTTTTTTCATTAGGGTATTAGTCCAAAACCCACAGGATAAACTAAGAAAATTGGTTATGTCTTTATTTATTTCTGTTTTATAACAAAGATTTCCTCCGGATTTAGGGCAATCAATAATAGTATCTGAGTTCATTTTATTTGTTTTTAGAGATTTATTTTACTTTTTGAAGTTTTGGTAAATTTAATTTAGGTAATTCTAATTCAACTTGTTTTGGGAAATCAGGGATATTTTTATCTAAAACATCTCCTACTAGTTCTTTCATTTTATCCCAACTAAAATTATTTTTAACATATTGTTTTTGTTTTCTAGAATTTGGTAAATAGGTTTTGTATTTTTTATAAACATTTTTTAAAGAATTACCTATCTCCCCACTATTAGGTTGGAACCATTTAGATTCTTTAATTAACCAATCATTAGCAGCACTGTGATGCACATTTTCTAACTCTCCTGTAAGTAATGTAACATTTGATGGGTGAAGGAAATCTAAATGTCCTGACCATCCAGAAGCTATAATAGGTTTACCTGTTAAACCAAACTCTAACAGAGGTCGACCAAATCCTTCTCCTTTGGTTAAACTAACCATAGATTTTACTTTAGGGTGGTTATATAACTCATTAATTTCTAAATCATCAAACTCCCCATTTAGAAGATATATATTTGGGAGATTTTTAGAATTTACTGTTTTTTTAATAATATTAATTTTGTCTAGGATTGCATCCCTACTCATATACGAAGGAGAACCTATAGATGACTTTAATATAAGGGCGGGTTTGGTTTTTTGGTTTTTAAAAGTTTCTAAAAATGCTTTTACCAATAATCCTACATTTTTTCTATCATGACCCAAATCACCTTCCATCCAATGACCCACAAATAAATAACAGAATTGTTCTTTTATAGAATCTAAATTTATATTTTTAATCTCAGTAGTGGGAATTGATCTATAAGTAGCTAAATCTGCTCCTTCAAATATCACGTGGATTGGTTTTTCTACTTTTAAATCACCCATAGGTTGTTTAGTTTGGGGATTTTGTTTTTGGTATTGTGAATTTTCAAATGTAATCTTAGAATGTTCTGATGAAACCCAGTTCATATCCATTCTATTTAAACCTTCAATCCATTCACCCTTACATAAAGTAGCTTCAATACCCGCTGTTAAACCAATATTGTATTTTCCTACTGGTTGGAATTCATTGGGGATTGTTATTTGCATCCAGATCTCGGGTTGTTTTTTTTGCCAATCTTGTGGTGTTGTGTGTTTTAATAAAAATTCCCATTCAGGGTGGTCTTTACAAAAACCCCATGAAGTAGCCCCCCATCTTTGGGGGAGTAATTCTACTTTATATTTGTCAAGTTCAATTATTGCTTTAATTATATCTCTAGACCTTGCACCATAACCTGAGTATGTGTCAAAAGGGGATGATATTACAAATCTTGGTTTGCTCATGTTTATAACTTTTTAGTAAATTAATTTGTGGTTTAAAAATTTTCCTCGGTACTCGGTAGCATTATGAATTTCATATTTTTCTCTAGGTTCCCAAATATCAAATAGCTCATTAAAAGCTTCCATAACTCTATCTGCCTGATGTTTTGATGTGAAACCTGCTTCTTTGCTAATAGCCCATTCTCTACCTTTTAAACCTCTTTGCTTTCTTTCTTCGGGGTCTAGGTCATATACTTCTTTTATTCTTTCAGAAGCATCTTCCCATCTACATCTGTCATCATAGATATAAGGTGTTGCAGGTGAACCTTGAATAGATCTTGAAGTAGGGTAAACTGGGAAAGCCCATTCACCATGTTCTTTGTATGTACCTCTATGATTAGAAGGGATGTCAGCACTTGGTGTAAACCATTCTCCATTTTCATCAACAAATCTCATTTGGTCTTGCATACCTCCTGTTGTATTCGCAATAATAGGAGTACCTGTTAAAAGAGCTTCAGTAAGTGTAAGTCCCCACCCTTCATTAGAAGTTAATAAAATTTGAGCATCAGCCATATTNTACAGATAATTCAACTCATTTTGTGGTAATTTATTTAAAGAGAATTTAACATTATTCTCATATTCTTCACCTAAGAAATATTCTACTACTTTTGATAAGTCTGTACCATGATCTGATACTAATTCTGTATGGAGAACCATATAACATTCTTTTGCTTCTTCTTTAGGTAATTGATCTAAGAAGTGTTTGAAAGCTAGTATAGCATCAGGTATTTGTTTTCTTCTAATATTTCTAGAATTGAAAAATAATACAAATTTAGGATTTGAAGTACCTAAAATTTTCTTTTTAAAATCATTAAATTTTTCATCCCCCCAAGGCATAGGGAAGTAAATATCAGAATTTAAACCATGGGGTACATATTTAAATATTCTATTACCTTCACGGTTTTCTAAAACTAATTTATTAATATTAACCGTTTGTTTAGAAATTCCCATCAATAAATCACAGGCCTCATAGTAAGGTCTATTGTACATTGGTGCTGGGTAATCATCCCAGATGTTCAAATAAGTAATTGGGATTTTTTTCCTGATTTCTTGTTCCATATTGAAAATGTATGTGAAATATCTTGGATCTGTAATTAACATTATAGCATCCGGTTTTTCGATTTCCAATAATTGTCTTAAGATTGTAGGATCTCCATACCCCGAGGTTGGATATAAGGTTACGGATGAATCTTTTATATTTAGGATTTCATTCGTATTTGAGCTTAAATCTACTCTTTTTCCAGCTTCAGGGTGTTTAATAGCCCCTCCTAGATTAACCCAATTAAAATGATGAGAAGTGTGTACTACAATTTCTTTTGCTACAGTTGCAACACCAGAATGTACTCTAATATCATCACATATTAGTAATATTTTCTTCCTTTTATCCTTGGGAAGGTATTCAAAACTTTTATTCATTTTTAATCTAATTTATAGTTCAAGATTGGTTTGGTTAGTAACTTGTTTTCTAAAATCTTCATCTGTAAGATACAAATAAATTGCCCGATCAGCAAGTTTTTGGAAAGAAAATTTCCTTTTCACACATTCAATTTTAAAATTCTCGAATAAATCACTTTGGATCTTAACACTAGTCAGTGTCATTTCATTTTTTGCCATAATATTTAATTTAATTTTTCTTGATACGTATATAAAAATATCAGTAGATTATACCTTCCCCACAAGTTTTTTTATCTTGACTATAGGCACAAAACCTACAATTCCATTTACTTGGGGATTTTGGGTAATTTTTTTCTTTTATTTTACCATTAGAATCAAAACATTCGTTGATGAAATCATTCACAGCAGTTTTTGCTCTATTTATTTTTATTTTACCACTAGGGGGAGTAAATGTTTGTACCCTATAAGCTTGATGGGGTGACATTAATTTTTCATCATCCCAATCTAATACTTTTCTTTTTAATATAAAAAATTCTATATTAATGTCTTCTAAGGGTATACCATACTGTTCTGAGAAGAATTGTTTGTATAAGAGGAGTTGGAATTGTTTGTCTTCATTCTTTTTATCTTGCTCTCTCCAACCTCTAGTACTTGTCTTTATATCTATAATATTGAATTTATTTGTTTTCTCATTATACATGACAACATCTAGATACCCCAAATATAATACGTTATTATACATTTTATTAGGCGCAATTGTGATAGGGATTTCACAACCCACTAAATGATAACCACGTTTTGAAAAATATTTGCTCCTTTTTTTCTTAAACCAATTTAAAATGCCAATCCCATCTTCAAAAAACTCTCTCATTTCTTCTGCTGAAGAGAAATGTTCTGAATTGTTTGATTTGTATTGTTTTTGGTATTCTCCTATAAACTTTTCTTGGAATAATTTTTCCAAATCGATTTTATCAGCATTAGCCCCACTAGTCTCATACATTACATCTAAATAATGCTGCATTACTTCATGAATGGCTGTACCAAATACAGTATGAATTGAAGAAGTAAACCGTTTAATCTTATCCTTATATTGTAATTTCCATCGGTGTTGGCAACCTCTGTAAATTGACATTTGGGAGTATGAAATATTCTTTTGATACGCATAGTTTATCTCCTGGGGAGGACTGTTACGGATTTCTTTTACTATACTTGGTGTTTTTTTAGCCATATTTTTTTATTTCTTCCACTTGTTTCGCCCTACAAGTAGTCCAATTATCCCATAGTTGGAAATATCAATAAAGGTATCTTCCATTCCTTCACCTTCAACATAATTTTTCCCATTAACCATTAAATTTCTTAAGCGTGAAACCTTATCAGTTAATCTTATAGCCAACCCTGTTAGTGAGAATTTTTTATCACCTTCATTATTAACAATATCTCCACCTAATGCTATGTTACTTAAACCATAGTCTAAATGTTTTGATGCAAACATCTCATATTGTTCTTGTTGAATTTTTTTGAATTCTTCAGACAATTCAGGGTATTCTTTTTCAAATACATTTACGGATGAATTGGTGGGGATGCCTGATTTCGCGTTGCTGATTTCTCTACTACTCATATTTTCTTCGTATTTACTTACTGTGTTACCCATTGAGTACTTTTTTACTATTGTTTTTATTGAAGTATTTATCTAAAGCACCTAACCTATCATCAGCATCAACTAGCATAGCAAGTGCTTCTTCAGCGTTCTTATAAAAGTCTCCTGTTGAATGGTCACCGATACCCACTGCATTATTACTTAATATTTCAAGTGATAATAAAGCTTTTGATTTATCTGCTTCAGCAGATGTTACTAGCATTTTATATAAATGTTGTTTCATTTTAGTAATGGTTTTATTTCTTTTTTGTCTAACCCTTTATTAGTTAATATACGATTTATTTCTGTAGGAGCCAACATTTTTATGTATTCTTTTGCTTCTCTACTAGAACATTCAAAATATCCTTTAATATGGTTTACTAAATCTTTATTAGGTTGTTTTACCTTAGATTTAATATATTTATTCCATTTATTATTTTTAGGAATGTATTCTTTATAAATTGAATATATTTCTTTTTTACTTTGAGGGGGCATAGATTGAACTTCATTCACTATATCTATGTAATTAGGATCCATACTAAGGAAGCGATGAACCATATAACTATTCCAAACCTCCCAATCTTTATCTGTAAAAGACTCAACTGGGGGTTTGGTGTTGTTAATACATTTGAGCCAATCAAAGACGTTTTTCATTAAATAAGCTCGTCTGTTAGTTCTTCTCTTAATTCTTTAGGTAATGAATCCTTTAAAATCTTTTTAGAAGAAGGATCATAAAATACAGGAATAGGTAGTAGAGCATCTTCATCTGTTCCTGTAATAAATTTAGATACTTTACGTAATACTACACCTTGTAAAAAAATGCTACCTCCATCAAAGTTTTTGATTTCAGTTGTGTTGTTAAGGTCAATTTGAGGTTGTTGGACTTGTTTTTCCATAGTTATTATTTGTTATTTATTAAATTTTGAATTAATGACATTGTATTTATTTCCTTATCAATTCGGAAATTTGCTTTATATTGGTGTTCATTTATTAAAATGGCTGCTGTGCCTTCTTTGCCTGGTGAATGTTCAGATGACCTTTCATAGAGGGCTTTGAATAATTCATCAAAATCGTCTACATTAGCATCTGCTATGATTTGGCGTATATCATTAAATTTAGATCCATCTGATAAAGCATTAATTACCTTATCGATATAATTAGATGATACTAATACTGATTGGTCTAGTTTTAATACATTATCTTGTGTAGATAACTGTATAGTATTAATACATTTACGTAAATCAGGATAGTATTGGTTAACTAGGGGTACTAAATCATTTATTTCGAATTCAATAGATTCTTGATCTAAAATTCCAGCTAAATGTTTGGCAACATCTTTTTTAGTTGGAGGTACAATTTTAAGTACTTGACATCTTGATTGTAAAGGGTCAATAATACGCTCCACAAAATTACAAGTCATGATAAATCTTGTAGTACGTGAAAATGTTTCGATAATATTACGGAGTGAAGCTTGAGCTTGAATCGTAAGAAAATCTGCTTCATCCAAGATAACAACCTTAAGTGGTTTAAAAGAGGCAACACTCGCAAACCCTTGTACTTTATCTCTAATAGTTTCAATACCTCTTTCATCTGAGGCATTAATATATATGAATTCACAGTCAAGGTTTTTGGTAATTATTTTAGCTAATGTAGTTTTCCCACAACCCGCTGGACCATAGAATATAAAATTTTGAATATCATTTTGTTCTAGGTATTTAGATATTGCTCCTTTAATATTCTCATTCCCAACATAATTTTCTAATTTTGTGGGTCTATAACGTTCGACTAATAAACTGTGATTTTTAGTACTCACCATATAAAGAATATTGTTTTACAGGTTGTGGTTTAACTTCATGTTCTAATGTTGTAATTGCAAATAATTCGCTGGTCATTGGGGATAATCTATAATCTCCTCTAAATTTAGTTTGGGTCATGTACGCCTCTAAAACATCTGTGAGGGACTTGTAAACTTTTCCATCAACCCCATCAGATATAAGTTTCCAGCGATCCCCAGGGGGTTGTCTCTTAGCTATAAGTACAGGGGTCTCTTCAATCCTTATTTGTCTTGCGTGGATGTCTTCTACTTTTATGTCTTCTGTCATAGTGTTAATATATGAAAAATTAATAGGGGGGACAAGCCCCCCTACATAAATTATTTACTTTCTGCTACAGATGCTTTTTTATAATCTGTAATTACTCTTTTAATAGCTTGTGCTGCTTTTCTTGCCCTTGCTTGGCTAGCTTTAGTAGTTCCACCATTTTCTGCTGATAAGATATTGTAGTTTTCTTCAATAATCTCAAAAATTTCTTGTTTCGTCATTTTTTATTTATTTATTTATTTATTAATTTACATTCCCATACCCATCATAGGGTCCAT